GTTCGCCACGACAACCAGGCTGTCGCGGCCCTGGATCGTGCCCATGATGTCGCCCCCGAACACGGGCATGTCTTCCGGCTTGTACGTGGCGACAGCCGCTGCCGTAGAGAGAAGAAAACCGTCAGCGCTGATGCTGGGGTGAACCTTGCGATAGGCATGGATCTGGAAGTTGTAGGTGCTGTCCGCACGCATCCCCGGCAGGATCAGGGCGCGATCCTCCGGGGATGGGAAGTAGTCGGTAACGATAGTGTCGGCCATTGGTCGATTATAGCATTGTGCGTGTTGAAACGCACGCGCCCAATTTAAGGCGCGGGCGTCTCGGTGACCCGGACTCTGAAGCCGTCAATATCCGCCTCCACGCCAGCCCAGAGGTACTCGACCGAAACATTGACGGTGCCGTCCTTGTTCCGCGTGTGCTCAATCGCCCCAGTCGGTGGAAGGGTCGGAGAAAGGATCTGGCTACTGTCCCAGTTATTGCCGCCGTAGAAGTCGGCCATGATGCTGCCAGGCGTAACGACCACCGCGAATGGAGTGGCGACAACCCATTCGGAAAAGGCTTCCCCTGCAATCGAGCGGATTCGCGCATTCCAGGTGCCGGTGGGGAAACCGGAACGCTCCACGGGGCTCTTGTCGTAGCTGCCCATCTCGACCCAGTCGGAGTCGGACGCTCGCTTGTACTGGATTTGATACTTGATCGCGAAGGAGTCGGCAGGCGCCGTCCAAATGAACTTGGCCGTACCGTTCACCTCGAAGGCGACGGTCACGACGCTGAACGCGGTCGGAGCATCGAGCGTGGCCCCGCTAGGGTCAACCGTCCCGCGAATGGCCGGCGCGGTCGAGAACGAGGCACGATCGCCGCGCTTGTTGTAGGCGACGGCCTTGAAGATGACGCTGTCGTTCTTCTGAAGCTGAAGGTTATATTCCGACACGTCGGCCGCGGAGCCGACTGAGCGAAAGGGCTCGCCGTTGAGCGACATATAGAGATCGGCGCCGCCGTAGTTGAGGATGTGGCCGGAGCTCCAGCTGACGCGCCCGTTTACAGACGTCGAGTTGGCCGCAAGAATGCGACCATAGTCGAACGTGAGGTTCTGGACGTGCTGGACCTGGCGGTCGGTTACGCGCTTCACCGGAACGGGGATCTCGACCTCTGGCGGGCCATAGACGCCTGCATGATATTCGATGAAGGTCAGCGATCGCTTTTCGAGACCGTTGCCGCTGATGCCGTTGAGCACGTAAGGCTTACGCACGTTGACAACCTCGCCATAGATGTAGTTGGCGAGCTCATCGGGCGCGGCCGGGAGTGGTGAACTGAGCGTCACGGTCGAGGTGTTGTTTGCGTTGAGAACCACGCTGGAGACGCTTCTCTCGACAAGCGAGTCAATCTCCCAGAACCTGATCGACGCGCCCGCAGAGAAGCCCACCGGGGTAGAACCGAGCGTGATCGTATCGAAGGTGACACCCTCCTGAATGTGGGTCACTTCGTAGTCAATGTTCTGATTGGAGGCCAGTGTCACGCGGCCGATGCGGGCGCGCATAGCCTCGTTGCTCAGCGACGATGTCGGCACGAGGATCTTGTTGCCGACGACGGTGTTGATCGTCGCGGTCCCCAGCTGGACAGCGCTGAAGTGCACCAGGATGTTTCGACCGGTGGGGGAGGCATCAACATGCTTGTCCAGGACAAGCTGCGTCGCCGTCCCACTCTTGATCCGCCCGTCGTTGGCCCACTCCATCATGCTGTGCTGGATGAGCGCGACGTCGCCGATCGACGCGGTGATGGCGTCAAGCCAGGCATCGAACGTGATCGAGCGAATGAGCAGGCGGTTCGAATAGATCGAGCGCCACAGTTCACGCTTGGCCTGTTCGTGGTTGTCCACGCCCGTCAGCGTCAGGGTCGATCGCCGCGGGATGTCGCTGAACGTCACCGAGTTGGGGTCGACGTAGCGGATCGTCTTCTGCTTGTTGCCGTCGAGCTTGTCGAAGTAGCTCACCTCGTACTCGTTGGCGCGATCGGCCACCGACAGATAGTTCATCTGGAACGAGCCGGCGATGATGTTGGCCGAGGTGAAGATCGAGGTCGGATTGCGAGGCTTGTCGATCGCAACCGACATCTTCTTGCCGAACGGGACAGGCATGCCGTAGCCGACGCGCATGACGGTGCGCAGGGCGTCACCCATGTTGCTCTCGGATACGAACGCGCCGTTGAACTCAAGCCCGTTAGTGGCGCACCAGAGACGGAACTCAAAGAACTTCGGCCAATCGATGCGGGGAGCTTCCATCATCGCGCCGCGAGCTTCGCTCAATGCGATGTCGAGAGCGATGTCGGCGGGGTTGGGGCTCGACGCGGTCGAGGTCACCTCGCCGTTCACATCGTAGATATTAATCTCGCTACCGGTCACGAGAGCCGTCACATTCGGAATCTGGTTGAGCTGATCGCTAAGCCTGATCCTGAGCGCGAGGTTCGCGGTGCCGGCGAGGTTGATGCCCTCTGACTGGATCTCGCCAATGTCTGCAAGGTGGACTTCGTCAATGACGAAGTCGCCGGTCGACTCGGTCGTGGTGCGCCGAATGCGCACCTCGTACCTGCCCTTCGTCAGCTGAGCGGACTCGAAGGATTTGCGGACAGGCCGTGTGCGGGAGTCGGTGATGACGAAGGTGTTTGCATTCCCGGCGGGGTACGTCTGTGCCGCGATGTTCTCGAAAAGCTTCCAGCCGTCGATTTTGGTGATCTGCAGTCCATCGACGCCGCGGAAGTCATAGGCCGCGATCGAAGGGGCATCGAACCTTACCTTGGCCGACAGCATCGGCGTGACGTTGGTCGACCCGGCGATCGAACCATCGTTGCTCGCGTCGAACACGACGCCTGCCACCGTCGACGTGTCGAACTCCGGCTGGCTGGGGACGTCGACCCAGGTGTTCGCGCCCATCAGGCTGTACTGCAGCTTCGGGGTTCCGTTGAGAACCGAATAGGCAGGCGCGGTCACGTCGATGAACGCCTTCGCTATCTTGGCGCCGCCGGTTCCGTTTGTTGCATTGCCGATGTTCGACTGCTGGGTCGGCAGCGGCTTCCAAGCCTCCAGAGGGGCGCCGGCGGCCGACAGCTTCCGGTGCTCAGTTTCAAAGGCTACGGAGCGCGAGCGGTGCGTACCCTTCTTCTGATCGATGTCGACCAGGCCGCGAGGGAACGTGACGTCGAAACGGACAAAGTCAACGTCGTCCGTGATGTGAGTCGTCCAGGTTTCGGTTAGCTTGCTCGCCTTGTTCTTCTGAACGATCGATCGCTCAAACCACGGGTTGGGAGCCTGGTCGAGACCGCCGAGACGGGGTTCGATCCAGACGTCCTGCCAGGCTTCGAGAGGCTGTTCGTTAATCTCGATCTGATTGATCGCGCCAACCTTGCCGTCGTTAAGCACGGTGCGCATGTAGAGGTACTGATCGTCGCCCTCATTGGCCGTGTAACAGTCGGAGATGTTACCGCCCATCCGAAACGTGCCATACACGACCGGGTAAACGATCCCTTCAGTAGCGGAGTTTTTTGGACCGTCGATGCCGTAGGTCTGGCTGTCGTCGTTCTCCTGCATCCTCGGAGCCTTCGGCATGAAGAGGAGGGAACTGACGATACCAACGGCAGACATGCCAAGGCCGATCGCCCAGACCGGGGCGCCGAAGTGAGCCATGACGACGGCCACCGCGATCATTGCGACCATCTGCAGGATCGACTTCATCGACTTGCCCTGCGGAACCAGCACGACGATGATCTTGTCGCCGCGCTCGATCTTGATCTTCTTGGCTTCGGCGAGATCTACCTTGCGGCCATTGACGTGAACCAGCCACTCGCACTCTGCGGGAAGGTCGTGGACATAGTCGTGCAGGCGGATGCCTCGGCGCCACTCGAGCTCGCTGATGTCGGCCTTGTCAGGCTCGAACATGTTGTAGACGATCGCCAGTGAACACGCGTCTTCAAGGCCCAGCGGCTTGATCGAGGGCAGGGCATGCGTGATCGCCGCCGGTGACGTTGAGGACTGGAGGTCAACCATAGGTGTAGAAGCCGATCGGGTTGTAGTCGCCGCGGCCGATCCGGTCGGTGGTTACACCGGTGCCATCGGTCGTATGGAGGAAGCGAGAGCCGTGCAGCATGATGCCGACGTGAGCGCCGTAGGTGTCGACGCGAAAGGTCACGAGGGATCGGGGAGTCATCGCCGGAACCCGCCGCCAGCGAGCAGACTGGGTCGCCACCAGGCTCTCGATCTCTTCGAGCGTTCCTGGAGATTCAAAGTCCGGCACCGAGATGCCGAAGCGGGTGAACATCTCTTTGGCGACGCCGTAGCAGTCGTACACGTCGGGACCGCGGCCTCCCCGTTCAAAGGGGAGGCCCATCAGGTCAGCGTATTCGGCGAAGTCCACTTCAAAGGATTGCATCCGGCCAGTATATCAGATGCATGTGTGTTCATCCACACTAGATGTTCATGCGAACAAGTCCAGGAAGTCCACGAAACCGGTGGGTGTTGCTCTTGACCGCGCAGCCGTTGGCGCCGTCCTTGGTATAGTCGCACTTGGTCGCAGCGCCGGTGTAGCCGCAGCCGTACCCCTTGAAGCGCCACGCGCAGCGATCTTTCCATTGCTTGTGCTTCGGGAACTGCACCGCAAGAGGGTTTTCCGCGCCGAGCTGAAAGGTGACGACGTAGTCCTTCGTCGAGGCGCTGATGATCTGGAACCGCTCCTCGAATTCGGCCGGCATATGGATGCGGGCGAGATTAACGACGAGCATGGTCACGTTGGAGAAGACGCCGCCCGCCATCTCTTCCATGCGCTGCTGGATATAGCGCGTCTGATCCTGCGCGGTGATCGTGCAGTTGGGCGACTGGCCAGCCTTCTGGTCAATCTTGATGTCGAAGTTACCGACCTGATAGACGTCGCCGTTGTAGATCACGTTCTCATTGTTGTTCGCAATATACAGCGTCTCGGTCACGTCGCGAAGGTTGGGGTCGACGATATCGATCTTGAGCAGCACGCACCACACTGCGCCCGAGGAGAGCTTGTTTTTATCGATGGCGCTACCAACGGAAATGAAACGTGGCATTAGATCTCACTCATCTTGATTTTGACGTCCCAGATCCTGGTCTGGCCGATCGTCTTCGGGTCGGGCTTGAACTCGTCGAAGCGCATCTGGCGGGTGAGGCCGAAATGGTAATCGTGGTAGGTGAACGCCGTGAATGTCTGGTGCGCGAGCCAGAAGTTCTCCAACACGACGTAGTCGGAGTGCTTCAGGCCGAGGAAGCCGGTCGAGATGATCCGCGGCGGGGTGCGCGAAAACTGCCGGCGACGAAATTGATACCCGCCTTCGGTTGAAGCCTTCTTCTCATTCTTCTCGAAGTCGACGCCATACAGCGAAGGACTTTCGCCCTGCGTAAGGCCCGCGCCCCTGGTAGGAAAGTTTGCCATTAGCCCTTCTTCATTGATTGCAGAGTGTCGCGAAGCGGACCCTGCTTGTTGGCGGCGTCGACGATCACGCCAATGATGTAGGAGTCGCCGTCGAACTCGGTCTGACCCTGTTCGGCGTTGAGATCCTGGCCGCTGTTGTTGATCACGTTGACCTGGACGGTCGGAGAATTCTTGCCGGCGATCGCAGCCTCGAATGCCTTGCCGTAGAACGACGCCTGCGCCGGGCTAAGAACCGGCTCGCCTTCCATGCCGACGATCGGAACCTCGCCCGCCTTGAGCGCGCCCGAGCCGATCCAGCCGCCGGTGTGGTGCGCGTCGACACCCCAGCCTCCCGACCCCAGACCTTTGATGCCGCCGTTGATGGCTCCATTGGCACTGGCGGTCGAAGCGTTCGTGTCAACTCCGGGGCCGGAGTTGAACCCGCCGCCGAAGTCGCTGAACCCACTCTTCATGAAGTCGCCCATCGACTGGCCGTTGGTCATGCCGAGCGCCGACATGATCGCGAACGCAATCACGGCCTTCAGGATGACCTTGAGCAGGCCGACGACAAGCTCCTTGACGAAGTCGCCGAACGCGAACTTGCCCTCGGCCAGGCTGTTGACGAAGTTGTCGATCGAACCGGCCAGCGTCTGGTCCATGTTCTTGCCGAGCTTCATCCAGTCGCGCATCATCTTGACCGTCGCGCCCTCGTTGTCCCGAGCGAGCTTCTGCTGCATGGTGCGTATCGCTTCGAAATATGCCGCCTCGGCCTGAATGCGCTGCGACGCCGTCAGTCGGTTCCAGTCGATCAACTTCGACATGCGCTCAATCTCGCGTTGGAAATTGGCTTCGCGAGCCGCATTCTCGTCAAGAAGGTCGATCCGGGTCTGCTCGGACATTTGCTGCCAATCGCGCACGACATCGGCCGCGTCGGCGCGCTGCACCTGGGTCACGATTTCCTCGATCCGTGTCTTCATCGCATCGAGAGCTTCGGGGTCTTTAATCCCCTCGAGCATCCCCGCGAATTGCGTGCGCACCTGAGATGCCCGTACGTTCAGATCCCAGAAGCCGCTGTTCAGAGCCGACCAGAGATTATCGGCCTCGATGGCGGCTTCAGCGAGATCCTTCTTGAGCCTATCGGCGCCGCGCTTTGTCGTCAGCCTTTCATTGAGCGTATCGATCGTGGCAAACTGCTCGCGAAGCTTCGCGGTTTCCTGATCATTGATGCCGTCATACAGTCCACCGGCGAGCTTCGCTTCGAAGCTCGCGAGCGCGCCCTCGCCGTCGAGGAGTTCCTCCTTCATTCCGGCGATGTCGCCGGCCAGGTTGGCGCTCATGTCGGCATACTTGTCGCGCAGG